GTGCCTACAGTTAAGCAATGTGAATTAAATTGTTGGGCAGTCATCATCACCCAGCGCGCGGTTGATGAAGAACGTCACTCTACCAAGCACCTCCCCCCTTCCAGAGCAGCACCTTCGATCGCTTCGCCATCATCTGTCATGAGTGACAGCCCCATCAGATTGGCAAACTGTGTGTGGCAGTCGCACAGAATCAACAACACATCACCTGGCGTCTTCTTCATTACAGGTTCGATTACCGCAAAGCCTGTATCAGTTTCGAAGCTCGCTCTGCAACTCTTACTATCGCCCCATCACCGGCCAGTCGCCGCCCGTTTTGCATACGACAGGCGGCAGTTTACTTTACTCGTTCTATTGAGAATAATGCGTGTATTACTCAGCTTTTTTTATCTTCTTTTTCTGCCTCGTAAATTGCTCTTATACTTCAATTTCCACTCATTGTTCCGTAGACAGCCAATAGAGCAGTCAAGTAATCCTATTTTGTAAACAAGCTTGGTAACCTGAGTCTGTCGCAGACCCAGTAAGTTTTAAGCCTATTTTCAAGAATCATTGAGGGGCGGTACTAGTTGAGATACCGAGTGGTTTATAAATTACGTTTTGAGTTAGCTTTTAACTTTCACAACTGAAAACTCGCAAATCCATTTCAACATACTTATATACTTCTACTTGTAAAGTATTGGACCAGACGTTGACATTCTCAATAACAATCAAGAGATTCTTGCTTCAACGGAAGTTGAATTAACCTTCCTCCACAAGCAGAAACGACATGCCCTGCCGCTTAAAATTCATCATATACTACATTATCACTGAACCCCCTTACAAGGGTTTACTCTCCCGGCGAATAACTTCACCACCCAGCCATTCTTGTTTGTATATCAACTGCCTGACAAATTCGTATCTCATACTCAGAGTGTTATCGTTCTTGTCAGATACAGAATCCATCAAGTTCACAACCTCAACAACTGCGTGATTTTTACAAATTGCCGTGGTTGCTTTATGGATATTATCGAGTCTTATCCTTGCTGCCTTTGATTTTACTCTGTCAATTTTACCTTTGGTTTTTAGCCAATTTTGGCTGTGTTTCTTTCTTCTGGTCAGTGTTTTATTAAGACGGATTAATTTTTTCTTTTCTTCCGCTTGGTAAGTGTTATCACCGCCGCCCCCAGATGACAGATGAACGCTATCCACATTATTAAGTACAATTGTAGATTTGATATCAGAGGGGTGTATTGGATCAGGGACTGTTTGCTCTGTATTAAAACTGATATACCACTTCCCCTGATTCAGGGAAATAGTTGCGTTTTTTAAATCACCAATGATTTCACGACTCTTGCGATACTTTACCCAGCCGACTTTAGGAAGAGATACCAATTTTTTTTCTTGATCTACTCTAACCCTTTGGCATGGTATACGGAAAGAATCATGCCGACCTTTCTTTTTAAACTTTGGATATTGTGATTTGCCGGTAAAAAAGTTTCTGAATGCTCTGTCTAAATCTCTTAACGATTGCTGTAAACACTGAGAAGGGGCTTCTTTCAACCAAGAAAGGCTCTCTTCATTCTTCCATTCAACCAATTCAGAAGCCAGCTGAATGTAGCCTATGAATTTTTTACCAGAACGGTAATTCTCGTTAAGAAGAGCAAGGCCTTTGTTGTAAACAAAACGACAGGAGCCAGCAAAGGCCAAAAAGTCTGATAACTGACCTTTGTTAGGTTCAAGCAAAAATTTGAATGCCTGTTTTTTAATCACAACTGGACCTGTGTAAACGGAGCGAAACTGGTTAAATGCTAAATCATCGTGCGAGCGTTGATTAAAGGATTTGACTACTTTTAACGACCTTATTCAACCAATAAAAAGCCCCACATATATGGGGCTTTGACACTTAATTTGAAATTAGCCTTGCAGCAGAGACAGAACCTGCTGAGGAACCTGGTTAGCTTTGGACAGCACGGAGTTACCAGCCTGCTGGATGATCTGCGCTTTGGACATGTTGGACACTTCGGTCGCATAGTCCGCATCCTGAATACGGGACTGCGCTTCAGACAGGTTGGTAGTGGTGTTGTTCAGGTTGGTTACTGCAGAAACCAGACGGTTTTGTACAGCACCCAGGGAAGAACGGAATTTGTCGATCTGGCTGATTGCATCGTCCAGCGCTTTCAGTGGATCGGCAGTAGAGGTGGAAGCGGTGGTAGCTTCGGTGGTCAACTTACCATCAGCAGTTTCATAAATGGTACCGCCAGTGCTGTTGGTGATAGCACCGTTCTTCTGTTCAAAGTAGGTCACATCTTTTGTCGGCTCGCTGGAAAGCGCACCGTCGTCAACATAAACATCGTCATTGGCAGCATCTTTAACAACACCTGCTGCGGTAACGGTGTGAGTGGCTGTACCTGTACCACCCAGATCAAGGGTGAAGTTTGCACCTTTAGTCAGGTTGGCCATGCCTTCAGCACTTACATGTGCATTGGTGATATTAACAGTGTCAACTTTAGCCAGGCTGGTGAAGTCAGCGCTGCCAGTAGTGCTATAAACAGTGTTCTGACTGGTACCTGATGCGACGGTCATAGTCGCTGTTTTACCATTAGCAATTAATGCGTCTAATGTTGCAGCTGTATTCCCCGCTGCAGTAGCAGTGAAGCCACCAGTTGTTGAATCAAGATAAAGCGCACTACCGTCAGCCGCAGTGATATTACCATTATTAGCAACCATAATATCGGTTGCCGCGCCACCGTCGATGCTCACTTTGGCAGCAAATGCGCCATCCGCCAGAATCTGGGCATTTGTTGAAGTCTGAATGCCGGCACCTTCTGAACTCACAGACATCCCGGAAGCAGCACCGGACGTAAGAGTGATTTTAGTCTTAACACCAACAGGAACTGCGCCAGTCGAGTCGCTGTTTGAAATTAATCCGTCCCAAGTTGCAGCAGCATCGCCACCCGCATTGGTTTTCGTCAGGTTACCTTGCTTATCTAAATACAGCGTCGCGTTATCATCTGCCGCAGTGATTTTACCATCCTGGGAGATGTTAACTTTCTGAACTTCATCACCGATCGTAACCGTTGCCTGAGAAGAATCCCCTGTATTTGGGTTAATAATGCTTAGTGTCTTTGCTGAATCTGCGCCTGTCGCATCGAAGCTGTATGATTTGCTTGCCGCGTCATATTTGTAACCTGCGGTTGCAGCCACACCGAACGCATTTGCGCCGCCGCCAGTGATAACGGATTTATCTGAGATATTTGCTAATAAATCAGAAGCTGATGCCTTACTGTTAGCAATGGTGTTCTTATAATCAGTCACACCATTCGCATCTGTAGTGCCTTTAGTAAAACCAGCTAATTTCAGATCGTCAGCTGTTGCTTTGGTATTCGCTACTTCACCTTTACCGTTAACGTTAAATCCAGTCAGGTTTAAAGTAGAGGAATCAATTTTTTTCAGGTCAATTGTGATGGTTTCACCATCGTTCGCACCAACCTGAATTTTCATGGAACCGTCTTTTGCCAGCACGTTCACGCCGTTGAACTGGGTCTGGCCGGATACGCGGTCAATTTCGTCCAGACGGGATTTGATTTCGTCCTGGATTGAGTTCAGATCGGATTCAGAGTTAGTACCAGTAGAAGACTGAACAGTCAGCTCACGGATACGCTGTAAGTTGTTGTTGATTTCAGACAATGCGCCTTCAGTGGTCTGTGCAACGGAGATACCGTCGTTGGCGTTACGCGCAGCCTGAGTCAGACCTTTGATGTTAGAGGTGAAGCGGTTGGCAATCGCCTGGCCAGCAGCATCATCTTTTGCGCTGTTGATACGCAGACCGGAAGACAGACGCTCAATGGCAGTAGACATTGAAGACTGGTTTTTGTTGATGTTGTTCTGAGTGAGCAACGAGAGGCTGTTGGTATTGATGACTTGTGCCATGATAGTAATTCCTATTTGACTGAACTTAAATTAAGTTTACGGCTTCCACCATTTGGCTCCTGCGCCGCTATGTTCACTATCGGCAACGTACTCTGGACCTTTAGAAGAAAAAGTGAAAAACCATCCCCATCTGCTTTCAGGCATCAAACGAAAGATAGTTGTTTACTTTTAATACAATGTGATAAGTTCGTTTTAACGCCCCCTAAACCACCATGATAAAGCTAAACAATTCAATATGTTGAGCATCATAAATAAACTATCTCGTTTGACAAACTGGCTACCTCTTATAAACCTCTAATCTCTTCATTTCTCAGCACTCAACAAGCGAGCATAACCCGATGTTCCGATGGTAAGACCTATCCAAGGCGCAAATGCTTAGCTATCTCATCGGATGGCACCTTGTTTTATCTGTCTTTTTTAGTAGGTGTATGTAAGATGGTTTTACATTACAGTCATTCTCTGTCTAATACATGATCAGGAGATTTGTTCAGTGAATGTTTCTGCCCGTTTTGTTATACTATTAAATCTTGCATGCGCTGCTTTATTATTTACTCTACTCAATGCCAGGTTTGATTTATTCTGATCAGGATCTCATTTTACTTACTCGAAATCCCTCCTAAGATTCATGCATGTACATATCTTACATCCAATCGAGTAGTAAATCGAAAATCATCAGGGAGAATAATGACTTGATAAAGGACGTGATCATTGACCATCGTCCTAACTTTCCATAAACAGGTGGGTATTTAGTGTATGAACCCTCGTCCAACTAGTTCCTTCCGATTACCCTTAAAGCACTTTTCATGGTGATGTTTTTCCTTGTTACATATTTGGATGCTTGTTTTAAGGCATTATTCATTGCTATTACAGTCACAGGCCTAGCTAACCCTTTAACTCGATTTGATCTACTCTGGAAAACATAAATATCAGAAGGATTGCAATCCTTTCTGTACGCAATTAACTTAGAAAGCAATAAATTTAATCTAATTGTTCGTGGCTCAAATTTTGGAGTTCCAGCCAAGTGCAGCATGTCATCTTCGATATCGGAATATCTAATAGTAATCACCCTGCTGCCTTCAGCACGGAGAGAAAACAATGTTAGCCATAAGTCTGCCCAAGTTGATGAGATTTTAGACAATTCAAAGTGAATAGCCCTAAACTCTTCAGGTGTAATAGAATCTGTTTTTGCCATGAATACCCCCAATGCTCAACCCAACCGCTTACCAAAATTTCAACAACTTTATTACATCATTTCAATACTTTATTACGAAAATTGGATTAAATGTTCAATATTTTTTTCCTCTACCCCTACCGCGCCGGAAATTTTTTATACAAGGTGCACACCGCAACGTCGTAAATAATCGCCACCTGCTTTCTGTCCATTCCGTTTGCGATCAGCCTGCCAGCCTGCGCCCATTGCTCAGGGGTTAACTTCGGCCTTCTGCCGCCTATGCGCCCTTTCTCCCGGGCTGCCGCCAGTCCTGCCCGGGTGCGTTCCACGATTAACTCCCTCTCCATCTCGGCCAGGGCTGACATGATGTGGAATATGAAACGCCCCATTGGGCTGGAAGTGTCGATGCTGTCCGTAAGGCTTTTGAAGTGGATGCCGCGCTGCCGGAGTTCGTCGACCAGCAGTACCAGATTTCGCATGCTTCGCCCGAGGCGATCCAGCTTCCACACTACCAGCGTATCGCCCTCACTCAGCGTTCGAAGAAGCTTTTTAAGCGCTGGCCGGTTCGCTACCGTCCCGCTCATTTTTTCCTCAAAAACCTGTTCACATCCTGCGCGTTCGAGAGCTTGTCGCTGAAGATCTGTGTTTTGGTCATTTGTTGACACCCTTACGTAGCCAATTAGCATGTTTTTCACCCAATATTTTCTGCAAAAAATCAGGTGAAGTTATCGGCATGGATGCCGCAGGGCAATCTATAAAACGTCGGTTTAGGAAGTAGCGCGACACGGGATGCTTACAGCTCGACAGGACAGATGTTATCCCGGGGAGATTTTGGCTTGGGCGGGCCGGGTAATAGTAGTGCTGGCTGGGATATAGCTATCGATGGCCGATTTTTAAGTAGCCCTTATGACGGTCCCTCAGCTACTGCTGTGTTTATGGGGATAAACTGTGCTCATAGTTCCGATTCATCCTACTGCTTTCAGCTTGGGGGACGAGGAAACCAGGGTATGTGGTGGAGGGCAAGAGAAAGCGCCTCATTCCTTCCATGGTTACGAGTTTATGACACTGGTAACACTACCAGAGCTAGTGACGGCACGTTAAAAGCAGCTTCCCCAGTAGTTAAACTGTATGCAGACGGTTCGTTTGAAACTAATAACGAATCAGAGGGCTGTACCGTAACTCGCATGAAAGCCGGAGAGTATCTGATCGAGGGCTGCATGGGTATGAATTCAGATGCGGCGTGGGGTGGGATTGATGGTGGCTTCGATATCCCTAAAGATCGTAATGGGCAGGCCCTAATCTGGCTTGACTATGAGGTTAATGCCGACGGATCAGTGCTCGTGAAAACATTCCACCGGGAATACCCGTCAGCACCGATATTTGCGAGGAACTCACGGGAAGGTTTCGTGGATGGCGAACCGGCCGATATTCCGGCCGATCAGTTTGTCAGTGTCCGTGTAGAGATGCCGCAAAACAGTATCTGGAATCAGCGTGCAGCTATGGCTGAAGTTTCTGATTGATCATCTGATTAAAGGCAGAATCATCAGGCATATCCAAGCGAACATCGATCCAGCTGTTCACCGGCACGTCCATCGGTTCCCCTTTTGTTTTGACGATCTCCCCTTCATCGCTCAGCATGTATTTTCGCTTAAACAGGCGGATAGTCAGCCCACCGCTTTCTGCCTGCTCTGCTTCAACAATCCCAAGCTCTCCCATGCCGCCTGGGTCCATTGGCGGCAGTAACTGCCAGCCTTCTGATGCCAGGCCATCCGAACCGGTAAGAATATATACCCCAACATCCAGCCGAGAGATTTTGATCCCTTCAGCCTCGGCGTTCGCCGTACCGCAGCCGCACCAGGTGAAGCCTACTTCGTCAACATCGGTACGCTGGTTCTCGTTCTGAGATTTCACGATTCTGGCCACCGGCGAAGCTGCCTTAAGCGTGCCATCTGATGCCGTAGTGGTGTTCGCCGAGGAATAATAGACGGCCCACGGTGACCAGTTATTAAGATACTTTGTGCCCGATCGGTTTATTATCCAGGGTGTAGCGCAGCAGGTCGCGAATGATGCAGTCGTGGGGTCGGTTCGTCACCATCACCATCACCGGCCAGCTCTTTGCGGAGTTTCTCAACCTCCAGCTGCCGGCGGTCGATTTCGATCTGCTGGAGACGCTGAGCGAACTCGCTATCCGCCAGGCCAAGCCGTTTCATTACGGCTTCGAACATACGCTCACGGCTGATAGCGGTTATCTCGACGCCGTTCTTTCCGACCTTTACGCCGGAGTAAGCGAGTCGCGAGACTGGCGAGAGTTTACGCGTATCAGCGAAGTAAGGCTGGCCGATACACCTGGTGCGAACGCTACGCACTCCAGGACGATGGACGCACGTGGCTGCCAAAGGCAGGAGCTGAGTCTACTGGATCCGTGGATAACACTGCCGCTCCGGAAACGACCGTTAAAGTCGAAACTATCGACGAGAGTGTTACGCTTGAAAACCGTACTCCAGCAGTCCGTTTTGCCTTCCACCTGGCCAGCGACAAATATCAGACGCATATCAGTAAAGAGCAGCAGTTGGCTGCCAGCGAAATGTCACTTGATGAAGGCAACACCTATCTCCAGAATCTGCTACTGGCGAAGAACGACACCCCTGAAGTTGCCGAACTCAGCCTGAACGCTGAGTGGAAACTGGTACAGGCGATTAAGCAGGTATTCGCGCCAGATGAAGAGCACGAAGTAAAGCTACTCGCTGCTTTTATGGCCGACTGGTTGAGAGTAGATGCTGGCGACCGCAATGAGGTAGTAAGAGAGTGGAGGAGCGGAAAGCTTACTCTGCTCAAATCAGAAAGAACCAGCGACGCCGGGGTTGAAACTGGCCAGCATATCGCTACTGATGACGGTATCCAGATCGGCGAGCACGACGATGAAAACACCCGTTATCCAGTGTGCAGAATGCCCTTCCGTAAGCAGCTTCTTGCACAGTTCACCGCCGACGAACTGCGCCACCACGTTACCCGCGAAGAGTACGAAGCTATCAGCATGCTGGAGATGGACACTGACAACAGCTACGTCCAGAACCTACTGCTGGCGGCAGAAAACTGCGAAGAGGTTAAGGGCTACGATACCAAAGACCTGTGGCGCTACACCGACGCCATTCGCAAGGTATTCAGCCAGGAGAAGCGTCACGAACTCGCGTTGGTTCTTCGTTTCACCAAAATATGGGCAGAAACTGATTACATTGACCGTGGCATCCTGGCGCGTGAATGGGCTGCCGGTAACCGCATCAGCAGCGTGCAGCGTACTGATTCCGGCACTAACGCTGATGGCGGCTATGTTACTGACCGCGGCGAAGGCGCGCATCATACGATGGACACACTCGATCTTGAGATCGCATGCGCCCTGCTGCCTATGGATTTTCATCACTTTGAAATCCCCTCCAGCGTTTTGCGCCGCGCCAAAGAGATCGTGGCGAAGCGAGAAGAACCATGGAAATCATGGAGTGCCATTCTGCGCAACCAGCCTGGGGTTTTGTCGGTAAACCGCGCGGCTATCTTCAACGTGATCCGCATCGCTCCAGAAAACATTCATCACACGCCAGTGGCTCATCTTGAGTTCGTGAATAAAACCATGACGGCAGAGTTTAACTCCGCGGTTGAGCTTCTTCCGTTATCTGAGCCAGTTGTTGAGGTGGAAGCTCAAGCAGCTCAACCGAAAGTTGAAAACCTCGGAGGTGGAATTTTCTCCATCGATGCCCTATTGGGTGGAACTACCGATCCGGTTATCAATACCTCCTCAAATGAAGTCCAAAAAACGGAAAACGCAGCGGAGACCACCAGCGATGTGCAGATGGAAACGACTCAGCCAAAGAAAGTCGAAAATACTGATCCGGTACAACCAGGCGAAGGCGCTGATGCAGCTGATACGCAAGCAGTTACCGTAGCTCCGGCAGAGATACTGGCCGCAGCCGCACCAAGCCTCACTAACCAGGAGCAGGCTGGGGATCACCAAAAAACAGATTCTGTCAGCCAGGAAGAGCCAGAACCTGCTCAAAGCGAACCAAAATCGGCACAAAACGAACCAGAAGTGCATCAGGAAGAACCAGCTGTTGAATATCCTGCTTATTTCGAGCCAGGCCGCTATGAAGGTCTTCCGAACGAGGTTTACCACGCCGCCAACGGCATCAGCTCAACTCAGGTGAAAGATGCGCGCGTATCGCTGATGTACTTCAATGCGCGCCACGTTGAGAAAACCATCGTGAAAGAGCGCTCCGCAGTTCTGGACATGGGCAACTTAGTGCATGCGCTGGCGTTGCAGCCTGAACAGCTGGATGCAGAGTTCAGCATTGAACCGGTTATCCCTGAAGGCGCATTCACCACCACGGCGACACTGCGCGCCTTTATTGATGAGTACAACAACGGCCTGCCTGTACTGCTGAGCGCAGACGATATCAAAAGATTTCTTGAAGAGCATAACGCCACGCTGCCCGCTCAGGTGCCGCTGGGCGCTAGCCTGGAAGAAACAGCGCAGAACTATATGACGCTGCCAGCTAACTTCCAGCGTATCGATGCAGACCAGAAGCAGACGGCAACGGCAATGAAAGCCTGCATCAAAGAGTACAACGCCACCCTGCCGACGCCGGTTAAAACTAGCGGCAGCCGTGACGCGCTGCTCGAGCAGTTAGCGATCATCAACCCTGACATGGTGGCGCAGGAAGCGCAGAAGCCACAACCACTGAAAGTCTCTGGCACGAAGGCCGATCTGATTCAGGCCGTGAAAGCAGTCAAACCAGATGCTGTTTTTGCCGACGAGTTGCTGGATGCCTGGCGCGATAACCCGGAAGGGAAAGTGCTGGTCACCCGCCAGCAGTTGAGCACCGCGCTGAACATTCAAAAAGCACTTCTGGCTCACCCGACCGCCGGCATGCTACTGACCCACCCGAGCCGCGCCGTCGAGGTGAGTTACTTCGGCTTTGACGAGGAGACGGGCCTGGAAGTTCGTGTGCGCCCGGACCTCGAGATCGACCTGGACGGTGTGCGTATCGGCTCAGACCTGAAAACTATCAGCATGTGGAACGTAAAGCAGGAAAGCCTGCGCGCCCGGCTGCACCGGGAAATTATTGAACGTGATTATCACCTGAGCGCGGCTATGTACTGCGAAACCGCAGCGCTGGACCAGTTCTTCTGGATTTTCGTCAACAAAGACGAGAACTACCACTGGATCGCCATCATCGAGGCATCCGCTGAATTACTGGAGCTGGGCATGCTCGAGTACCGTAAAGCGATGCGCGCTATCGCAACCGGATTCGACACAGGTGAATGGCCAGCACCTATCACTGCCGACTACACCGACGAACTGAACGACTTCGACCAGCGCCGCCTCGAAGCGCTGCGTACTCAGGCATAAGGGGAATGATGATGGAAAACATGAATATCGTAACTGCTGAGCAGCAGGCTCCAAACACAATCTCTGCCAGCAATGCAATTTTCAATGTGCAGGCTCTTGGGCAGCTTACCGCCTTTGCAAACCTGATGGCTGACTCTCAGGTTACTGTTCCTGCACACCTGGCAGGGAAGCCTGCCGATTGCATGGCGATTGTCATGCAGGCTATGCAATGGGGTATGAATCCTTACGCAGTGGCGCAAAAAACACATCTGGTTAACGGCGTACTGGGATATGAAGCTCAACTGATCAACGCTGTGATTGCCAGTTCAAGCGCTATTCGCGGACGCTTCCACTACCGCTACGGCGGCGAATGGGAGCGATGCGCAAAAACGAAAGAGATTCAGCGTAAAAAGCATGGGAAAAACGGGGAATACACTGTCACAGAACGCATCCGTGGCTGGAATGATGAAGATGAAAACGGCTTATTTGTACAGGTTGGCGCCATTTTGCGAGGTGAATCTGAAATCACCTGGGGTGAACCTGTTTACCTTTCAGGAATTGTCACTCGCAACTCACCGCTCTGGGTTTCCAATCCTAAGCAACAGATCGCTTATCTGGCGGTGAAGTACTGGGCTCGCCTGTATTGCCCTGAAGTCATCCTCGGCGTCTATAGTCCGGACGAAGTTGAGCAGCGCACTGAGAAAGAAATAAATCCGGCGCCGCAGCGAATGAGCATGGCTGAAATTGCTGCGGACAACGTATCTAGCCCACAGAATACGCATCAGTCTTCAGAAAATATCGACACTCTGGCCAAGGATTTCCGCGACCGCATTGAAGCCGCTCAGGACGTAGATAGCGCCAAAGCGGTCCGTGCCGACATCGAAACCGCTAAAGCGACGCTTGGATCCGCACTGTTCACCGAGCTGAAAAACAAAGCCGTTAAGCGGTACTACCTGGTCGATGCACGTAACAAGGTTGAGGCGGCTATCAACTCCCTACCTTCTCCGGAAGAACCGGACGCGATAGAGCGGTTCACGGAAGCCGAGCGTGTGCTCGCATCTTCAAAGCGTCACCTAGGCGACGAGCTGCACGATCAGTTCAGCATCACCCTGGCGGATATGAAACCGGAATACGTGGACTAAGGGAGGCGGGAGGGTCCGCCCTCCCAGTAACGATATGACGAAAATTATTGAACGTGGGATGATTTTTAACGGCGAGATGGTGCGCGCCATCCTCGACGGCCGTAAGACCCAGACACGTAGGATTATTAAGGACTGCACGGTCGGAAGAGACCCAATTTCAAAATTCATTCAGATCGGGAAGAAGTTTATCGGTTGTTACCCGGAAGATGTTCCCGAACTAATCAGGGAATGCTGCACGTACGGAGTACCAGGCGATCGCATATGGGTGCGGGAGACCTTCCAAGGGCCTCTCTTTGATTTCGAGCAAATGGAAGCCTATCAGGAAGATTCTTCGAAATTCAAAAAGCCAGAATTTTGTGTCTACAAAGCTGATGGAAAGCCAGCTCCTGAGTTTTTTGACGCTGACGACAATCTGCATTGTGGCTGGCGCCCGTCAATCCACATGCCGCGCTGGGCGTCCCGCATCACGCTGGAGATTACCGGCGTTCGGGTCGAGCAGTTAAAGAGCATCAGCGAAGAGGAGGCCCGATCAGAAGGTGTTGCCCGATTGCGTGAAGGTTTTTGGAAACATTACCAGCCGGGCTGGACGCAGCATCAGCTAAGCGCCAGGGGATCATTCGCTACGCTCTGGGATTCCATTTACGGCTCTGGTGAATGGGATAGAAATCCTTGGGTCTGGGTGGTCGAGTTTAACCGTATCGAAGGAGATGAGCATGCGACTAATTAATCGTGGTAGTCAGCAATCCCCGTTAGCGCGTCAGGCATGCGAAATCGCGCTGGCTGCTCACCAGCAAAGATACGGCGACTATGGGCGCAGCAAGATGAAAGAGACGTATACGGTGAAGGTTGAAGGCGTGAAGGTCTGGGTGGAGGTGGTGAACCGCAAGGCGAGCTATGTGGCCACGGCAATGACAGGCATGCGCCGCTTGCGTGCCCTTCCCGGCCAGGCGTCCTGATAAAGAATTATCAAACGGCCCCGGTTGGGGCCCTTGGAGAACGAAGATGAGCAAAGCAACGAATAAATTTGAGCTGATGAGCACTAAAGACATCTGCGGGCAGCTGTGTATTTCCTCACGTACGCTCGAACGCTACAGGAAAAGAGCCCCAAACGAGAACCCTTTCCCTGAGCCAGATTGCGCTTACATGGGTGGACCCAATAAATGGCTCAGAACCAAAGTCACCGCCTGGCAGATTAAAGAGATGTCACGATCAACCCGTAAGCCGATGTCTCACCTGAACCTAACCCGTGATGATAAAGGCCGTCTCACCCGACCTGACGCGGCGTGA